GCCGTGAAGTCAACAATGTTTATTATCTACTGAATGATAAAAATGATTTCTTAGCATTTAGCACAGTAAATGTTATGCCGCAAAACAGGACGACAATGAAAGAGTTTAATGTTAGTCGGTATATTGATGAGCCGATAGATCACATTGAAGCAGACATCAACATGTGGCGTGACAACGTTGGTAATAAATACGATTTTGCAGCTAAATTTATTGAAAAGTATTCAAAATTGAAAGGAATTAGTCATGAAGATAGTTAGCTTACAGAGCGTGGGATTGGGAGCGATATTCAGCGGTGGAGAACATGTTAATGGTTTTGGATTCAACGAACCATACGTGATGGCTGTTGGTAAGCGATTAAAAAATGGTCGCGGTGAACAGTTAGATGTCACGGTTACTGAAATAACACACTTGTCAGACTATCTCACTAATAAAGAAGTAAACGACATACTGCCTGATTATTACAAAGTCCACACATCAGACGGACACATCAGAGTGTTGCCAGCAGACAAGTACATTGCAGAATGGAGCGACAACACCGACCGTATCAGTCCTGATGACATCAGCAATGATATTCATGAGTTTTTACACGGAGGAGACAAGTAAAAATGACACTTAAAGAGAAGAAAAAAGCAGCCAGTGGTCTTGGCTGGTTGAACGCATTATTAACACCATTGGTATTTATGGTTATGTGGAATTGGTTTTTTGTGAAAATTGGCGCTCCACAAATCAACTATTGGTTATCGTTTGGAATTGTTCTGACTGCCGATTTTATAATCATGATGCCGTCACAGTTAAATGAAAAAGCGTTGAATAGTGACGTTGAGTACCGATACAAGTCGAACATTTTGAATACCTCATCAATAATTATGACAATGATTGTTGCTGTGATTATTCATTTGTTTGTGGGGTGACAGTCAATGATTGAAATAGGACACAACTTATAGCATGCGATTGAGTTTGGCATGTTATTGTCGGCAATGGTCGCAGTTACTTATATTGTATTGAAATATTATGGAGGTCGAAAATGACATTTGATGAAGTGTTAGATGAAATGAATGCAAATCAAGAACCAAGTGAGTCCATAAGATTTATGGAGCAGTTACGTGATATTTATGCGCCAACAGTTGAGATGACAAAAGAGCAATATGAACAATTTGTTGATTTTAGAAAGAGAACAGATCATGTTCAAACACACGCTGTCACATTACACGATAAAAAAACCGAATATCCAGATTTTTTAAACGACTTGGTTGGTGGAATATATGGACGATTATTTTTGCAAGCATGGTTACACCCAGAAACAATCAAGATAGTTGACGAATAGTTAAAGGAGTAGAGCGTGGCGGGACAATGATTAAAAAATTTGAAACAGAAAAATACATTGCTTTTCACAAAATGATTGACGCAATGTTATCAGGAATGGAAAATCAAGGAGCTGATAATTGTGAAAGCACAGCGGAAATTGGCGACCATGTTGTAAAAATTAAGATCGAAATTTATTAGGAGATTTAAAATGACATATTTATTAGATGACAGCAATAACGGCAAACCGCTTGTTTTCTCTACAAACGAACAGTTTTTTTACGATTGTCAGGAGGCTTTAACAAAGGCAGGATATGAACTATCGTGTTCAGAAAAGCTAAAGCATAAGAAAAGGTTGCTATTTGAGATTAATCAGCATGGCTCTGAAACTGTATTAGGTTCAGCAAGTATGCCCTCGGTGGTTAAAATAATAGTTGATTATGTAGAAAAAGAACATTTTGTTGCGTTAGAATATGAATTTGTTGGATAGTTAGGAGCAGAGCATGGCAGATAGAATAGACAGATACCTAAGTGACTATTATTCGGGTGTAATCGACATGCAAATCAAGCTACGTAAGATAGAATTACAAACACCTGAAACAATAGATGAAAACATAGGCGGTGGCACTGCTCAGAATAAAGAAAATCGAGTTTTGGATAATCAGTTAATCATTGAAGAAAGCGATTATGCGTTGCAGTCCTTTATCCGTGACAAGTGGTGTATGTCTAACTTTTTGAAAATACTAACTGAGGAAGAACGAGCCATGCTATCTTTGCGATACGATCGTAGACGTAAGCGTAGTTGGAATCAGGTAGCCAGAATACTTTCAAAATCAGAGAGTCAGTGTCATAGAGATTTGCAGGAGATTAAGCAGATATATCGAAAGTCAGTGTTTGCTTATCAGCCTGTGAATAACTCAGAGTAGCGAAAACATGCGAGTTTTTAGACAGTTTTTGACCTAAAAACAGTGTGATAATTGTATTGTTGATAATTATCAATCATATTGAAAACGGTATAGTAATTCACAGAAAACAATGTTAATATTATTTTCATGGTGTCTCACATGAACATTCCTGATTTTACTTTGTTTAACTTCTTTCTCACTAAAAGGAGTGAGACACCGTACATAATATGTTAGTGGCAAAGATAACTATGTGTACTAGCATTTAACGTGTGGTGACCTAGAAATATCTAATCTCCTGAGAAAAGTTATGATATATTGCAAGAATGGCATGGGTCATCAAAAAAGCACCTTAGGGTGCTTTTTTCTTTGACTTAAAAAAATACTCACAATTAAAATAGTGTCTGGGTTATTGCTAATCCATTAAAAGCATATCCGAAAAAAGTTCGAGTGATTCTTTTCTACGAAATGTCAGCGATGCTGTTTCTTATTTTTCTTATCACTCCGTTCCACACGCTTCGGAAAAAGCCACTGTGTATGTAAAAATACGATAGGTTGGAATATCTATCATTATGCGAGGTGAGAGTTGGTAGCATACGTAGTGTCATGAACTACGGTAGACTGGTTCGATTCCAGTACCTCGCATTGCGGTCACACGCAAACACAATTTAGGGTAACGACATTTGCCTGTCTTACCGTACATAACGTACCTTAACGGGTGCTTTTTATTTGAAAAGAGAATCGTATGAAAATCGACAAAGATTATGGTCTTGTCGCTAGTGATGATGAATTAAACATCTACCGAAAGATTGACAAGCAAAGACAATATAGCAGGAAACAAAACAAAGCATCTAAACGCAGACGTCACACAGACGAGCGCAAAGATGCTTTTTATGAAGATAGGAAGTGGCAGTGATGATTCGTTTGAATTGGACTGATGAACAAAAGAATAGAATCATCGAATTGAGCAAACAAGGTTTATCATCTCCTAAAGTTGCACAACAGATGTTTGATGAGTATGGCATTAATTTTAGTAGACGCACGGTAGCAAGGTTTATCGCAACAGGACAAACCAGTAGCCAATACAAGCGCAAGCCGAAACCTAAAGTCAAAGATGTGAAACGTGGTACTGAAATTGTCATCAACAAGGACGGTAGTACAACATCATCTACAACAACACAGATGACTGAGGAACAGGCCAAAGACCCAGAGTTTGTATTAAGAGCGCACGGTTTTAATCCTGATGATTGGGATATCGTATCAGCACGTAATAACTTCTGGCAACAGAACAGTGTCGAGAATGGCTTGATTGATTTGTATCAGTCTAAGATTACGGTTAAGCCTAAAGTTGATGATGGTATCAAGCGAGCGGTTGAAATATTAACACGTGACATTAAACCGCTTAAAGTTAAACACTCATTAGATTCATCACGGAAGCGTAACCTAGTTATACCGATTACAGACAACCATTGGGGTATCACTCATTTATCTGATGTACAAGACAAGTTGTCAGAGCTACTAGACATCATTAAGCAAGGCTATGGCACGATTGTTATTGAGATGATTGGAGATATGCTTCATTCTGATAAGATTAACAGCACTGAAACGGTTAATGGCACAATACTTGAAGATGTTGATATGCCAAAGGCTATTGATGAAGCTATGCAATTTACTGAAGCGATTGTGGTGACGGCTTTGCAGAATGCTAATACAGTGATGATTAAGTCAGTTGGCGGTAATCATGATTTTGATATCTCTTACATGTTTATGATCTGGGTTAAAGAGCGATTTAAGCAAGCACTAGTAGATGTGAACAACCGTTATCGCACAGCTTACTTATTAGGTCATGTACTTATCTCAATTCAACACGGCAATGTCAACAAAAAGAATCCTGCACAGATACTAGCTAATGAGTGCAGACACTTGTGGGGTATTGCAACAACAACCGAGATACACTCTGGCCACTTGCACTTTGATAAGACAGAAGACCAAAATGGAGTGGTGTTCAGACAGTTCTCAACGCCAAAGCCTAGTGATGATTGGGAAACTATGAACGGCTTTGTTGGTGCAAACAAGCTGATGTATGCACTTGAGTACAATGACGACCGATTGAAAGTTGAACACTTTATTTAGGTTAATGAAAAATGTTACGATGTTTATAAAGATAAGGAGATTTGATTATGAACGTTGGATATTTATATTTAGCCATAGCCATTATATCTGAAGTTATTGGTTCAAATATGGTCGTGAATACCGAGGGTTTCACGAAGGTAAAACCTACACTAATTTGTATATTCTGTTTTGGATTAGCAATATACATGTTATCGCTAACTGTTAAACACATGCCGTTGTATATTGCTTATGCAATTTGGGGCGGATTAGGAATTATTTTAGTTACGATTGTTGGCGTGACTCTTTGGAAACAAAGCGTAAACATTCCTACTTTAATTGGCATATTATTTATAGTAGTAGGTGTAGTAGTTGTTAATTTATTTGGCCAATCACACTGATGATTTTACGGTTATCAATTTCTAATCCAACCCACTTCTCTCTAGTAGTATAATTACAGAACGAGCAGATGAGGGAAAGTTATGATTATACTTGCAACAACAAAAAAATACTGATATTGATACTTTATATTTGTATCTTACACTGGCTGCGCTAATGCTATTCATGATGATCGTGGCGGCCGTATATTATCATTTTAAAAATAGAAGATAGATTGATTAAGCGCATAAGCGCTTTTTATTTTGCAGTGAATGAGGAGAAAAGATGAAACAATTTATACATGATTGGATTCACTTGACACAAGGAGAAATGTTTATAAAGTATTGGCATTTATGGTTGTTTATGGTGCTGATTGTGTTGCTTATTTCTATTGTTGTCGTATGGTGGCATGATGATATTTTTAAACAAAATAGAGATAAACAATGGCAAAATGGCGGTTTTACAACCGAAGAACCGATAACTGGCGAAGAAGCACCTTATTCAAATAGAATGGATAATTTATCATCAAAGTATTTAGTTCAAATGGTCGAAAGAGACCACGTATATTCAGTATTAGAATTAGCGGGTCGCTTACCATATACAGTTATGGACGTTATTAGTGAAGCTAACAGGTTAGGATACTCATTCGATAATCTTATGCAAGATCCTAACAAGGTAATGATTGATAAGAAGTAGGAGAAGTATTTATAGTAAATTATTTTTGATAAATGCTTTTTGGTTTGGATAAAACATTGAAAGGAGGTTCCTTAAATGACATGAAACTAACACCGAAACAAAAGAAGTTTGCTGATGAGTATATCAAGACTGGAAACGCTACACAGTCAGCGATTGAAGCTGGTTATAGTAAGCGGACTGCTGCGGTTATTGCGACGGAAAACCTAATAAAACCTAATATAAAAGCGTACATAGAAAAGTGCATGGCTGAAATAGCGTCAAACAGTGTTATGAGCTACACAGAAGCTGTTGAATTGCTTACTAGTATAGCTAGAGGTGAAGAGAAAGAAACTGTTGTTGTGGGCACTCCTATCGGTGCTGAAACAGTTGAAAAAGAGGCAGACCTTAAAACAAGGATTAACGCTTTAAAAGAAATACTTAAACGTTATCCAAACAATGATAAGTTGGTCGAACAACAAATACGCAAACTTAGTGCTGAGGCTGATATCGCTGAAGCTAATGCAAGAGAAGTCACTGACAATGGTACTGCCAATGAGATACGTGTGATTAATTTCGATAGGAGGGCAGAAGAAGATGAACGTAGCTAAATTAGTTAATCCAGCTTTTGACCACTTATGGGAAACAAACGCATCTAACATTATCGAAGAAGGTGGACGTGCCAGTACGAAATCTAGTGCGATTAGTATGTATCTAGCAATGGGTAAGATGGCTGATGAAAATGCTAATGTGGTTTGTTATCGTAAGGTGGCTGGTAACCTTAAACGTAGTGTGTATGAGCAAATTAAGTGGGCTTTAGATGAATTACACGTATCGTGGTTATTCCGCTTCAAAACGTCTCCTATGGAGATTATAGACAGGCGTAACGGTAGTGGTTTTTACTTCTCTGGTGTTGATGATCCAAGTAAGCAGAAGTCGTTTAAGATAGCTAAAGGATATGTGCGTTGGTTGTGGTTTGAAGAGGCTACTGAGTTCAGCAACTTTACTGAAATACACACAGTGCAGTTATCGTATACACGTCAAAAACTACCTAAAGGCATGCAAGTTGTCACGATATTCTCGTATAACCCACCACGTAATCCTTATGACTGGATTAACGAATGGGTTGAAACAATTCGTGATGATCCTGACTTCTTAGTGGTGCATACAACGTATTTAGATGATAAGTTACACTTCTTGTCTGAACAGTATTTACATGATATTGAGAAGTACAAGGTTAATGATCATGACTATTATAGGTGGCAATTCTTAGGGGAACCGGTCGGTCTAGGTACTAACGTCTATAAAATGGACTTATTTCAACGACTAGAACACCTAGAAGATTTAGATGATTCTGTTGTTGATTTATACTTCTCTGCCGATGTCGGGCACTCTGTATCAGCGACTGCGGTTGGTTGTTATGGTGTGACGTATCATCGTAAGGTAGTGTTATTAGACATGTGGTATTACAGTCCGGAAGGCAAAGTAGATAAAATGGCGCCTGACGACTTATCTAAGAACATTCACGAGTTTATAGAGAAAATGTATGCAAAGTATGGTAAACCTATCAGCAACATGACTATGGATAGTGCAGAACGTGCGTTGCGTAACCAATATCATAAAGATTATGGTGTTGATTGGCATGCAGTAGCTAAATTAAAGAAACCAGATATGATTGACCGTATGCAGAATTTACTTGCACAGGGTCGTTTTTATTATCTGCCTACTGAAAATAATCTTAAGTACTTTATTCCGCAACATCAGAAGTACCAATGGGAAGAAAAGTCCTTACAGACAGATGAACCCAAGGTTATTAAGGTTGATGATCATGCTGTGGATAGTGCACAATATTTTGTTCTCGATAATGAAGATGTACTAGACCTTGCATGGTAGGAGCAATTATGACAATCAGAGATAAACTACATGAGTTTTTTACGAAAGGAAAAATAAGCATGGGCTTTGGAAAATCACTTGCAAATATTACTGATGACCCACGCGTTAACTTGCCTGTCAGTGAAATTACAAGAATTAGAGAAGACTTGGACTATTACAGTGATGTATTTGCTGATGTTCATTTCTACAATACGAATAATGAACGGCGTCAACGAAAGTTATCGACGTTGTCTGTTACTCATCAAGCAGCACGTAAATTAGCATCAGTTATATTCAACGAACAGGTAACCGTATCTGTAACCGGCGAAACTCTTGATACCTTTATTAACAATGTGTTGACCGACAACTTGTTTAATTTGAAGTATGAAGAGTATTTAGAAACTGGTATTGCTACTGGTGGATTTGCTATTCGTCCATACGTTGATAACAACAAGATTAAATTAGCTTGGGTGCGTGCGGACCAATTTGTGCCGTTACAATCTAACACAAACGATATTCAATCAGCAGTTATCGTCAATCGAACAACTAAGTCAGAGAATAATAAGACTGTCTGGTACTCGTTACTAGAATTTCATGAATTCGATGGGATTAGTGAAGAAACGATAACTAATGAACTGTATCGCTCCGAAAACGTTGGTGAGATAGGACAACAAGTTAATTTAATTGTTCTTGATGAGTTTGCTGACTTACCAGAACAAGTCGTTATTAGCGATATTGTACGTCCTACATTCGCCTACTTCAAAACGCCTGGAAAGAACAACAAATCAATTGAAAGCCCGCTAGGCATTGGAATTGTAGAGAATAACAAACACGTTATTAACGCGATCAATACAGCGCAAGACCAGTTTCATCGTGAAGTAAAACTGGGTAAGAGGCGTATTGCTATTGATGGCACGTTAATGAAACCCCAAACTGAACATGCGGGCGACGAGAATAAAGGTTATCCAGTATTTGACCCAGATGATGATGTGTTTATGCAAACAGGTGAGTCAAAAGATGGTAAACCGTTGTTGCAAGACTTGACCAACGACATACGTGTGCAACAGTATAATGATTCACTTCAAGTGTTCGTGCGTGAGTTTGAAAATAACATCGGACTATCACAAGGTACACTATCTACTGATGCCACAAAGAGCGATAAAACAGCCACAGAGGTTGTTTCTGATAACAGTGAAACATATCGCACTCGTTCAAGCTACATTACACAGGTTGAAAAGCAAATTAAAGAATTGATTATATCAATCGTGCAATTAGCTACCAAACCAGAGCTGTTTGACAATCAATTAGCACCGTTATCAGTAGATTTAGTAAATAATCCATTAGAAATTAACCTACACTTTGATGATGGCGTATTTGTTGATAAAGATAAGCAACTTGAAGAAGATTTAAAGGTTGCAATGGCTGGATTTATGCCTAAGAAACAATTCTTAATGCGTAATTACGGTTTGAGTGAAGATGATGCTGATGAATGGCTTGCCGAACTACAAAGTGAAGCACCTGAAACAGATAATATGCCTGATGAACAAGCTGGTATGCTAGGCGGTAATGATGGTGAAGGTAGTGGAGGCGATGATGAATGATTACGCCAAACACAATGCAACAGCAAGCAAATAGTATATCTGATATCTATGCCAAATTAGAACAGGATATATTCAAATTGCTGATTGATGCAGTTAAGGACAGTGATTGGGATAAAATCAATGGCGATAACGCTATGATGTGGCAAGTTGAACAGCTTAGTAAAATGCATGCGTTAACTCGTGATGTGATCAAGATAGTGGCTAAAGCTAACAAAGTATCAGAACACGAATTAACAAGCATGATTAAGCGTAACGGCTTGCAAATAGTATTAGAGATTGACAAACAATTACAGGGAATAATGAATAAACAAGTCACTGTTGGCGATGATGTTTCTAACATGTTAGATTCAATCATGCGGCAGACATTCCTTGATATTAATAACAACGTTAATCAAACACTATTGACTACAAATTACGAAAATAATGCAGCTATGAAGACGTTTCAAAGTATCGTCAAGCAATCAACGCTAGAAGTAACAAGCGGGCTTAAAACGCCAGAAAAAGCCGTCAGAGATAACGTGTATAAATGGGTTGATAAGGGCATTCAAACTACTTTAGTTGATAAAGGTAATCACGGTTGGTCATTGGAAAGTTATTCCAGACTAGTTGTTAATGCTACGGCACACAGAACATTTAATGATTTACGGTTAAAACGCATGCACGATTATGGCATGGGTCAAGCGATGATGAGTTCACACCCTGCCGCTCGTGAAGCATGTGCGCCTATTCAAGGCAAAGTAGTCAATGTTGTGACAGAAGATAATGAAGCTTACAACCCAAAGTATGACAGCATTTATAACCACGGTTATGGCAACCCTCAAGGGACACAAGGGATTAACTGTAGCCATACACTAACGCCATTTGACCCAGATGTGAACACTGACGTTACACCTAAGCAGTATGACCCTGACGAAGCTATGAAACGTAGCCAAGAGCAACAAAAGCAACGCAACATGGAACGAGCTATACGTGGTAGCAAGAAACGTATAGCAGCGGCACAAGAATTAAACGACCAAGAAATGGCATCAAGAATGAAGTCACGTATATCTAGTCAGCAGAAAAGCCTACGAGAATTTATTGGTGATAAAGACTATCTAGGTCGTGATTATTCGCGTGAGCAAATTTACAGTAAATAATTATGTGGACCCGAGCACGTCCCTTATAAAAGGCTTTTTTAAGTTCAAAAAATTCGGTGACGTTACACCGTAAAAACACGAAGGAGATTTTTATGAACAGGGATACATTGCAAAAGTTTGGTCTATCAGACGAACAGGTAAACCAAGTCATGGCTGAACATGGTAAGGATTTGGAGAAGTCAAAGGGCGTTGAGAGCGAATTAGAACAGTTGAAACAACAAAATACTGATCTAACATCACAAATTGCCGAGCGTGACAAGCAACTCAAAGACTTATCAGGTAAGGCAGGCAATAATGAAGAACTTCAAACTCAAATCAAGGCATTGCAAGACCAAAACAAGCAAGCTAAGACTGATTATGAAGCAAACATTGCCACATTGAAGCGTGATGGCGCTATTGAACTAGCTTTGCGTGAAGCTAAGGCTAAAAACCCAAAAGCTGTTAAGGCATTACTGAACGGCGACAACATTACGATCGACGATGACGGTGTACATGGTTTGAAAGAACAACTTGAGCAATTACAAGAAAGCGATGGTTATCTATTTACTGACAGCCAAGAGGGTGCAAAGCCAGGTGTGAAAATTACTGGTTCTGGAAATCCTTCAGGCGGTTCAAGTGAAGTGCCAAAGCTTAGCGAATTGTCATATAAACAAGCGCTTGAACTTAAGAGCTCTAATCCAGAGGTCTACGAACAGGCGATTGCACAAAATAAAGGAGAATAATTCATGGCAAATGATTTAACTACATTGGAACAAATGATTGACCCAGAAGTGATGGGTGAGATGATTCTTGCACAACTACCAAAGGCAATCAAGTTTGGGGCTATTGCACCTATTGACGACACTCTATCAGGTCGCCCGGGTGATACAATTACAGTTCCTCGTTGGAAGTATATTGGTGATGCGAAAGACGTTGCCGAAGGTGCAGCGATTGATTATGAAAAATTGACCAACTCAACTGACACATTTACTGTCAAGAAAGCTGGTAAAGGTGTTCAATTAACAGATGAGGCTGTATTGTCTGGCTACGGTGATCCGGTTGGGGAAGCAACTCGTCAAATCACAATGGCTATTGCCGCTAAGCTAGATAATGATACTGTTGCTACTGCAGCAAAGTCACGGCTAAAATTAGTTAGTGCTGATTTTACAAAGTTAGATTTTATTGATGATATTGAAGCTGCATTCATCGATGATACATCTGGCAACAACTTTGAAGGTGATGATGGTAGTGCGCAAGGTGTTATCTACATGAATCCAAAAGACGTTAACAAAGTTCGTAAGGCAGCGGCACAAGATTGGGAACGTGCATCACAATTAGGAGATTCAATCCTATCTACTGGCGTGTTTGGTGGTGTATTGGGTTGGCAGTTTATTCGTTCACGTAAGATTCCTGTTGGTTCAGCTGCTGTTGCTAAAGCAGGTGCTATGAAAACTTACTTGAAACGCGCCGTGCAAGCTGAAAAAGCTCGTGATATCGATCATAAGTTGACTAAGTTCAACGCTGACATGCACTATGGTGTTGCAATCTATGACGACACAAAGTTGCTTGTAATCAAGCCATTTACTTATGCTGATGGTACTGTTATCGACCAAAACGTTACTAGCGTAGAAAATAAGTCAGTACGTAAGTCAAACAAGACGACGACAACAACGGAAGTTAGTCGAGGAGTTTAGTAATATTTACAGAAAGGAGTAAGTTATGTATTTAACTTATCCTGAATTTACAAATATATTACCTAATTCAGTATCTGAAGATACGTTTAAAAAGTTGATTTCAAAGGCTGAAATACAAATTGACACCGTGACTAACTACTTTTATGGTATGCCTAATTCGCCTGTATTATCAGATGACAGCGCTTCTGAATATCCATGGATTAATGCTAGGGCTAAGGCTTTCAAACGAGCCATAGCGCTAACTATTGATTATATGGATAGAAATAGTGTCACGGACAGTTCTGATTTGAACGATGGTTCATATTCAAGCGTGGAAATAGGCCGTACAACACTACAATCTGCCAATAATGATGGTTCATCATCAACTAGCAGCGGCTTTGCTGTCCCTGATGAAGTATTAATGCTATTGGGTCGTTTCGGTTTGCGATATGGAGGTGTTGCTAGTGTCTAAAATACCTACAATACCGAAAAAATATGCTAATCAACAAGTCATTTATCGTATGCCTAGTGGTGTGAAAGATAAATATGGTAAGCAAACTCAAATAGATACAATCATTAATAATTGTGTAGTTCAACAAGAGACAATTTATTCAGGAACGAATAATGGTCGTCAAGTTGTTGCCAATGCAGTTATTTTTTTGTATGCAGATGTGACAAACCCATTACCAAAGCTAGATAAAACTAGCCAAGGCAACAAAATTATTTTTGAGGGTGTTGAGTACACTATTCAACGGATAGTAGACAACCGCAACCCATTAGATAACGAGGTTTGGAGCTATGAAGTGGAGGTGTTGTGATGGCTATTAAATTAGACTTTGATAGGGCTAACCATATTATGGCTAACGCCAACAAGAAATCGTCACAGTTTAAGGCTGCTAACCAAGCAATGATGGCTATGGAACGTTTCGTCCCTAAGTCAGATATGCAAAAGCAGAATAGATTGAGGACAGCATCCAATGTCTCGAATAATGGCGAGCATATCATCTATATAATGCCTTATGCACGAGCTCAATTCTTTGGTGTGATTAACGGAAGTCAAATTCGCAATTATACAACACCTGGTACTAGTAGCCGATGGGACAAACGTTTGATAGGTGACAAATCATTGATGAAAACTGTAACTGATGTCTATGTAAAGGAGTTGATGAAGTAATGGATTTACTAGAAAGACTTGCTGATAAAATTAATCAGTTAGACAATTTACCAACTCAATTAATCATAGGACACTTGAGTAATGACAATGATTTTGGCATCTATTCACAGCCTGGTTCACAAGTGGTTAGTCAGGACTGGTCGGGCATTCAAGAACGAACACTGCCGTTTGAAATAGCTTTACGCACTGATGATTTTGAATTGGGTAATAATACGTTGTGGAAGATAAGCGAGTTGTTGGATAACACGGACAGTTTGGAAACAGATGGTACGTATGATTTCAACAAGATAGATATTGAACCACAACCATTCGCAACAATGATAGACGTCTCTGAAAAAGGCGTTTTTTTATTGGACTTTAATGTTGAAATAACACAACAAATTAATTTAGGAGATTAAAATGGCTAAAACATTTAATGAAAACTACCAAAATAAGTTAGAAATTGATACAGCTGGCAACACAACGCTAGCTGATGTCGCTAAGGCAAAGTGGGCGACACTTGCTGCTGGTATTCACCAGATCACGCCTTCTGCATCTGAAACAGCTGATACTACGCCTTACTACGATGGTGAAGGGTTCTCTAGTGTCGATGTAACTGGTAAGACGATTTCATTTGCTGTATCCGGTCACCGCTTAAACGGTGATGAAGCACAAGATTATATTGCATCAAAGTACATCAGTGTTGGTGACACACTACACACATTGGCTCGTTGGACTGATCCATCAGGAAAGCAAGTTCAGTTCCCAGCTACTTTGCAGGCCATCGTACCATTTGGTGGTGCTGCTAATACAAAGCAAACATTTAGTTTCACGCTTGCAGCTAATGGTAAGCCACAAGTTGTCAGCGCTGGAGTGTAACAGGAACCACAACCGGCGGCGGACAATAATATTGATCTAGCGACAACGGCTCAAACGTTCAAATGGGGTGAAAAGCCCAATTACATAACAATTCTAAGCGTTCATAAGGAGAACACACATGGCAATTAACATTACAAGTTTGATTATCAAGTCCGAGGACTTCATTATCGGTAAGCGAACATACACGGCTCGGTACACACCCGAAATTGATGAAAAGTATTCTGATTTGATGCTTAAGACAGGTGATTTGTATCGTCGAGTTGAAAAGTACGATGAAGACGCAACTTTGGACGAACAACGTAAGTTGGTAAGTAAGTCATACAAAGAAATGTCTGACAACTCAAAAGAATATTTGGAAGCTGCCATCGGTAAGAAAGAAGCTGACGAAATTGCTCGCTACGCTGACAATCGCGCTGTAACTATTGTAAAAATTGCGCAAGCTGTGTTTGAAGCTGGCCAAAGTGATGAATTAAAGCAAAAGTATGGCAGCAATCGTTCACAACGTCGTTCAAAAGGCAATGACTAATGTTTTCATTTACCAAGCGACCGGAGACGACATTTAAATTACTTGATAAAGAATATCGAATTAATTTAGCTTTTAATGTTGTGATTGAAGCGTTTGGTGTTTTGGATAGTGATTTAGATGACGATGAAAAAATTGATAAATGTTTTGATTTGTTGGTTGTTGATAGCATTCCAAGTGATGATATAGCCATTAAGGCGGATGTCATAAAGAGCTTGTTTGAGTATATCAATGAAAAGCCATACGGAAATGATGAAAGTGACTATAACAATGAAACACAAGTTGATGAGCCGTTAAGTAGTCAAGCTGATTATGATTATGAACAAGATGCTGGAGCAATCTATGCATCTTTCTTGAATTTCTATCACATTGATCTAAATCAAATGATTGACCGTATGGATTGGCATCAGTTCAAAGCTTTGTTTGATAACTTGGGTCCGGACACTCCTATTCAAAAGATAAGACAATATCGAAGTGATGACTTGACTGGATATAAGGACAATCCAGAGCAAGCGCAATTCGTAAGTGAAATGAAATCCTATTATCAACTTGACAATCAGGTAGAAGGAGATGGATTTACAGGAAACGCATCTGCAATCTTCGACATGATGATGGGAGATGCTGAATAAACACAGAAAGGAGGAAACTGAATGGCTGATGGTTCAATTAACATTGACTTATTGTTAAATGATCAGACAGATAAGACTTGGAGTGAATTCAAATCAAAGGCTGAAACTGCTGGTAAAGGTGGATATGAAAAGTTCAAAGAGTCGTTTAAAGGTGACCCACTGGTTGCAAAACTTGAAGCACAAGCTAACAAAGCTGGTATTAACAACTTTAAAGAGTTACTAAACAAGTTACCTAAAGAAAAGCGTACTGAATTGTTGGCTAAAGCTGAAAAAGGTGAAGTGGTTAACTATGAAAAGTTGCTTAAGGAAATACCAGCCAAGATAACGTCTGAAGTAGAACTAAACGACAATGCTACTACTGGTTTGAAATCTATTAAAGAGCAAGCTGAACGAACTGGCGACAAGTTTAGGCGATTGAAAGATATCATGATTGGTACTTTCGTAGCTAATGCCGTGATGGGTGGCGTAAATGCTATAACTAATGGTCTGAAAGAGATGACCAAAGCTGGCATGGAGTATAACAAGGAACAGGACACGATGAAAACCGTGTGGACTGCCTTAACTACCGAAGCACCACAAGATGGTAAAGAATTAGTCGATTATATCAACGATCTTTCTCAACATTCTATCTATGCAGCAGATAACATCAATGAAATGGCTCAAAGTTTCTACCACGTTCATTCAAACGTTGAGGAAACAAAGAAATGGACTGATGCATTCGTTGCGTTAGGTTCCACACTTCACATGACCGGACCACAGATATCTGAATCAGGTGAAATGTTCGCCAAAATTGTTGCTGGTGGTAAAGCTAGCGCAGAAGATATGGCTGTCATGATCAACCGTTTTCCTATGTTTAGTGAAGCTCTACAAAAGGCTACTGGTAAGAGCATGAAAGAGTTGTATGCCATGAGTGCTGCTGGGAAACTATCTGCCACGCAATTCACTGAAGCACTTGATCACCTTGGTGAGAAGTATAAAGGCGGTACAGAAGAAGCCATGACTTCTATGCAAGGTATGAGCATGTACCTAAAGTCACGTCTTTCTGTTTTGTCTGGCGAGGTTATGAAAAGCTCGTTCAACATGAGTAAGTCAGCAACGGCTGCATTACAAAGTATTACTAGTGATGATAGCATGAAGAAGTTTGCCGAAAGTATCGGTAGTGCTATGGGTAGCGTTCTAGGCGGCATATCTAAAATTATCACTTATATCGATAAGAACAAAGATGCAATCATCGGCATAATTGGAAATGTTAAAACTATTATTGGTTTAATTGCTAGCGGAGTTTGGGAAACTTTCAAAGATACTATTAATTTAATAGGCACTGCTTTTGGAAAGGTATCTGGAAATTCTGGAAAAGCCGCCGACCCGTTAAAAACTGTTAATAATTTGCTAGAAGAAATAGCAAACCACAAAAGTGCTTTAAAGGCTCTAGGTTCTGTAATGGTTGCATTATTTGCAACTAAAAAAATATATGGATTTATTGCTGGGATTGACGCTACAGTCAAGTCAATGAAAGATTTAATCATAGTCCAAAAGATAGCTGGATTTATGGATAGTTATAAATTAGCACAAGAAGCTGTCGCTGCAGGAACGGGTAAATTAACCGTCGCACAAACAGCTCTATCTATGGCATTCAAAGGAATCCCGTTAGTGGCTATAATTGGCGGAATTGTTGCGGTTGGTGCTGCCTTTTATGAATTGTACAAGCACAACGAAAAGTTTAAAGGTTTTGTTGAAGGAATTGTTAAGAGTGTTGGTAATGCTTTTGGAAAAGTAGCAAAGGTAGCAGGAGACCTCTTTAATTCATTTAAAGAGGCTATGAAACCAATTACAGATTCATTGATAGTTTTGGGTATGTCAATAGGAGAAGTGTTTGGTGATAGTTGGAAAGCTCTCACAAAAGCATTTAAACCGTTTGTAACCTTATTCAAAAGTATGTTTGATGGCGTTGGCGAAAGAATCAGCAAATTAGCTAAACCATTTGAGGAGCTAGGTGGAAAAGTAGGTAAAGTATTCAGTTCGTTGAAAGACTCGCTGAAAGATTTAATCGCACCATTTACCCACGCTGGAGATAAAGGTGGACCAATACAAGCCGTTGTCGAAAAATTAGATGGTATCAGCCAGTGGTTTATCGCTAATAAGAAAGTGTTCACCGATATTGCCGGTGTAATCGGTAAGGTTTTAGGTGCTGCATTTGTTGCTCTTGGTGCCATTATTCGTGGAACGTTTGAGCTGATTGTGCCTCTGGTTAAACCGACATTTAACATATTAGTGGCAATCGTCAAAGGTACGTTAGGGGTTATCTCTGGCTTGTTTAAGGCTCTCGGTAGCACCATTGCGCTTATCCTAGATGTTATTACTGGTAATTGGAAAAACGTCGGAAAGGACATCAAGGGAATTATCAGCGGATTAAGCAAGATAGTTACTAGCATTTTGAAGGCTATGGTAAGCGCTGTTGGTAATATTTTCCACGGGTTGGTGAAAGTCATTGATAAGGCTCTATGGGGTCTTGGTGCTGGGACTAAACCATTAGAAAGCTTCGCAAAAACTGTTAAAAAAATCTTTAGAGGTATTGTAAATTGGTTTAAAAAAGACTGGAAAGAAATACTTTTGCTTATTGTTAATCCTTTCGCTGGAGCATTTGCGTTGGTATATAAGCATAATGATAAGTTTAGGAAAGCCGTTAATCAGTTAGTAAAAGATGTTATTGACTTCTTTAAAAATATGGGTAGATCTATAGCTGATGTATTCAATGGTATTTTCAAATCTGTAAACAAATCATACGATGCAATAAAAGATTTTATTTATGACACGTCTAATGGAATTTATAAGTCGTGGAAAAAAACATGGAACAATATTTTTGACTTTTTTGGTGACACTTGGAACGGAATGAAAAAGTTCGGTTCTAAAGCCATCAACAGTCTGAAAGAAACTTTTGATGATGTACTCGGGAAAATAGGAAAATCATTCAGTAACACGTGGGACGGAATCAAAAGTGGCTTTGGTAGCATGTGGGACGGTATGAAAGATTTAGCTGGTAAAGGTATCAACGCTGTTATCAAAATTCCTAACGCTGGTATAGATGGCATCAATGGTTTGATTCATGACTTTGGTGGACCCAAAAACGCATTGGGTAAAATACCAAAGGTTAAGTTTGCCAATGGTACTGGTGTGATTAATCAGCTTACACATGCTATCTTAAATGATGGCAATGATAGCCCTGAAACGGGTAACAAAGAAACACTAATACACCCTAATGGCAAAATGGAAATAGTTCAGGGTAGAAACACTGAACGCCTATTATTGCCCGGAACAGAGGTATTAAACGCTTCAGAAACAGCCATGATGATGGGTATGAGTGGTGCTAAACACTTTGCTGGTGGAACCGGATTCTGGAGCAAATTAATATCGGGTGCAGGTTCTACAATTTCAAATGTTGCCGGTTCTCTATGGGGCGGTTTGAAAAACGGTGTCGAGAAATTTACCAAGATGTTTGGCTATATCACAGGAGCAGTCGCTAACCCAGCTGGAACATTAGGAAAAGTCATGAGTCTTAAGAGTGGTGGTGTTTCAAATGTTATGGACGGGCTAGCAAGCGGCGCTTATAAGAAAGTTACTAATCAAGCTAAAGACTGGTGGTCAACACTTTGGAGCATGGCATCTGAAAGCTCATCAAGTGGTACAGGTTCTAAGGGTGATGATTATGCATTTAAAAGCAAGTCAAAAGATAGTGGAGCAGACCCTTGGGGGTATTTCTATCGCGAATGTGTCAGTTTCATAGCTAGTCGATTAAAGAACTTGGGCGTATCAGAAAGTCTATTCAGTCACTTAGGTAATGGTGCTGATTGGGTTAATGCTAAGGTACCTCATTCAAAGACACCTAAAGTAGGAGACGTTGCTGTTTATGCCGCGGGTTCAGAGTTTGGTAATCACGCTTCCATAGTTACAGGTGTTCAAGGCGACAAGATAAGTGGTGAAGAATATAACTGGAGCGGTGACGGTAAATATCACACCTTTAACGGACGTAGGGCATCAGGAGCTACTACATTCTTAGACTTTGGTAGAAGTGCAGGAGCTAAAGCCAAAGAGGTTGCTACAAACAACCCACTATCTAAGTTAATCAAGAAGCAAACCGGTGGCATGATGTCATGGATTCAGAAGTTTATTGCTCCTATCAATGACTCATCTACTGGTGCTGACAATGATGTACAAAGTTGGAGCGGTGATGTTAAGAAAGCATTGAGTAATTTAGGTTTAAGTACCTCAGGCTCAATGGTTTCTAAGATTTTGAAGCAGATTCAAACTGAATCAGGCGGTAATGCTAAAGCTATTGGTGGTAATGACGGCTTAGCAGATGGTAATGCCACAGGTTTGATGCAAGTTAAGCCCGGAACATTCAAGGCATACGCAGTAGATGGTCATAATAACATCATGAATGGTTATGATAATATTCTAGCTGGTTTGAATTACGCTAAGCATCGTTATGGTAGTGATTTATCATTCCTAGGACAGGGTCACGGATATGCAAACGGTGGACGTACAAACGGCATTGGTGTTGTTGGAGAAGTTCAAGGCGAAGATGAATGGGTTACTAACCCAAATCGTTCTACGGCTGATACAAACATCATTGGTTCAATCAAAGAAACGGCTCAAAAGCAACCTAACAGCTTTGCTGCTAAGTTAGCCGGAGTTATTAATGGTGCAAAGAGTGGCATGCAAACAATAACATCTCAACAGCCAATCATAGCCGGTTCATCTTCTATGCAATCAACTAATGGCGGTATTGATTTGAGCGGCGACGTTCATATGACGGTTCAATTAGATAGTGGCGAGATTGCTCGGGCTACCTATCCAAAAATCAAGGTACTACAAAACCAAGAAATTCAGATGAAAGGACAAGTGACGGGTAATACTTATGTCTACTAATTATAAGGGCTCAATCATAATTCAAAGACGTGATGGTACAACGTACGACCTTGAAAAAGAAGGCATACACATCGTAACATTTGATCCACCTTCAGCTAACTTTCAACACACTTACACGCAAATTGGTAGGTATGGTACCGAACTGTCTGATAGTCAGATTCAACAAACTACCATACCCTTAACATTTGATGTGTATGCTCGAGACAACTACGATTACGAATTACAAAGGCTCAAAGTGCTACGGATATTTAGTAGTACGGAGCCTTTTTATGTTATCAACATGCGCACGCCGTTTTTAAGGTGGAAAGTGGTCGCCGAAGCATTTACCTACCCGAGATTAGGCAACTTTTGGAAAGCTAAAAGTGTTGCGGTTAACCTAGTGTGCTATGAAGGTTTGGCTGAAAGTACGGCCACAACGTTAGATCCATTTACGTTTGATGGTGGTACTTATGGAATCGGAATGGGAATACCGTTCGATACACCAAAGTATACGTTCACCAATCAAACTAAATTTAATTTCTACAATCCGTCAATCATACCGTTATTGGCTAGTGAACGACCAGTTACTGTCACTTTCAAAGGTAACGTAGCTAGTTCATTGACTATTAAAAACACAACCACTGGCCAATCGTTTACGTATAAGAAGTCATTGAATAATAACCAACAACTAGACATTATCGGATTAATTCCGATGGTAGATGGTACGCAAAGGTTTGGGAATGATTACTCTGACCGCAGCTTTGTTGATTATGCAATCGGTAATAATGCTATTGAAATTGTTGGTTCAACTGATTTCACTATTTCATTTAAAACGAGGTTCTACTACTAATGTCTAATGTTATATATGTAAAACAAATATCGGTCGATGAAACGCCAGCAATCGTTTATAACCTTTCAATTACAGAAAGTTTAAACGAATTAAGTACTGTCTCATTCACATTAGATGATAGTGTTCAAAATAAAGCTGCAACACTGATGATGTCACCACAGACAATGGTATTAGTTCCCGAAACAGGTCAGTGGTTTAGGTTGACGACCGTTAATCCAATTTCATTGGGTAACACAAGGTCATATCAAGTTGCCGGTGTTCATGTTGGTACAGACTTGCACGATAAGTACGTTGAAGGTAGATTGTCAAACACGCAAAGCTTGGACGCTTGTATGAAATATATTACTGATGGAACAGCGTTCAAGTATGTTACTCATGATACATTCAGCAATTATTCATTTAGCGATGGCTTTGGTGGTGACTTTGCAGATAGTTTGTTTATGAACACGTTAAAAGATGACTTTGGGTTTGAATTTTATTTTGATAATTGGACTATTCATATTTACAAAAAAATAGGTCAAAGCGATCGGTTTGTGTTTATTGACGGTTATAACGCTCACAAAATATCTTGGACAGAAGATTACAGTAACATTCGCACCAAAATAAAAGGATTAGGGAAACAAAACGATGATGGTGGTTATGCGGCTACCGCAGAATACACTAGTCCTAACGCTTCTATTTGGGGTGTGAAACAAGCTGCAACTGTTCAAGATGATAGGTTTACGGATTCCAACTCTCTCAGCAACTACATCAAAGGTCAATTACAAGATTATCCAATTATTCAATACACAATGGAACGTGCTGAGTTCGAACACGGAGCAAAACTATCAGACATAAATAGTATCAAAATGGGTAACTCGGGTCTATTAAAAGATAGATTAGGCGTTGACGTTGATACTAGAATTGTCGGAATGACCTATTACCCACAAGATAGCAAGCAGACCGATACTATTACATTTGGGAATAAGATATTTGATTCTGCTCATAACTGGGCTATGCAACAAAGAGCAAAAGACACCAATGAACATATAGGAAAGTCAGTTAAGCAGTTATCTCAAGACGTGACTTCTATGATGAACAATGGCGTTTGGTATATATGGAGTTAATATGACAGATTGGAATAATAAAAGACCCGGAATAGTAGAAAACGTTAGCGCATTAGGAATAGGGAAAGCTATTTATGCAGCCCCTGATGGAAACAAAGAAACCGCAAGATTACTGATTGCTGCTGACGGTTTTCATTTTAAACCCACCGACTTTGATGACTTAGTTTTACCTAGCTTGTCTTTTGAGTCACCTAAAGGTACAAAATACGATTTGTCGTTCGATGATGACGGTGCATTACTAATCAATGGTATTAAGTACACAATGCCAACTAATCAAGACGATGAAGTCATAAAGGGTAATAAGACTTATGAAGGCCAAACCAAGTTGTCAGGTGGATTACAATTAATGTCACCGAATGGCATGGTGTTCAATGTCATGGTAGATGATGACGGTAAATTAACAACAGAAAAGGAGGTAAGTAATGCTTGATTTGAATTTATCAAATAGCCTTGATCAAAGTTTGCGTAATCAACTGATTAGCAACTTTAAAATTATCGACCAGGCATTAGGCGATAATCAAGGTATTTCACAAGAACAACTAGACAATGCTCTGAAAGGAATACGAAACATCGCCTACACAATCAACGCTGGTAGTGATAAGGGCGAATCATCAACGGAAGTACAATTGATGAGAACAAACATCAATGGTCACGTGTTTGAAACGGCGCCAGAAAGAATTGATGTGATGGAACGGGCGATAAAACGACTGGGAGGTACTTTAGATGTCTAATCAATATTTGTCATTTGACGTGACTAAGCAGTCGACACCACAACAATTAATTACCGGGCGTCAAGGTGATAGCCAGTTGAAATTTGTGACCATGTTATTCTGGGACGGTGATAAGAATGTTCCTTACGATTTAACTGGCAAGCAAGTAGCGTTTGAAGCACTCAAGCCAGATAACACTCACATTGTTGATTATGAAGGCATTACAATTTTAGATGCACCGGCTGGACTTGTTCGTTATAGCTTTAATGAACAAATCTTTTCAGTTGCTGGAACAATGCAACAAGCCTTTTTCAAGATTACGCACACTGATAGTGATAATAATGTGATTGCTGATTCAACAATGGAAGTAGCTATTAATATCCTAGAAAATCGTGTGGAATTTGGTATTAATTCAAAAGATTATCTCAGCGAGTATGATGATTTAATCGCCAAAGTAAAGAAGAAATTTGATGATTACGCGACTACCGTTCAAAATAGCATTGATAAAGCCCAGGCTCTGCATGATCAAATAGTAGAATACACTAATTTAATAAATTCTAATGGCGTGATTAAAAAAACAGAATTTGGGGACATCACTCAACTCAAACAGCCAGAAGGAAAGACGTTCATTGACAAATTGAATAATGAACTTTCTCAAAGAGGGGTTAATGTAATTTGGTTTGGAGCAGTTGGGGATGGAACAACAGATGATAGCGCAGCTATTCAATCAGCCATTAATTATGTCGGCATACAAGGGGGTGGAAAAGTAATATTTCCTCCTTTTCGAAAATTTTATGTCAAATCTACAATTGATGTGCAATCGAATACGGAAATTGACTTTGGTAATTCAGAAATAATTTGGGGCGGGGCAGTAGAAAATAACATTGGAAGGTTCCAAGGAATATTCAATTCGAAAGGAGAAATTTTAGGAGAAAGTTACGAAGTTAATGATGTGTTTTTACATATTGATAGTGATTCTTCTGATTCAACAACCTACTATAGTGAAGACGGGTACTTTACGCTAAGTGATTCTAGCCACTTTAACGTAGGTGACTATTTGTTGTTCAAAATCAATACTGGGAGTTATTCTGTAAATTCATTAAACCCGAAAGATGAAAAATTAGTAAGAATAACTAGAATAGCCAACAACAAAATTTTCGTCGACTATTCTAGCCCCTATAAGTATGTAGATTATAATTACACAGCTACAATTCAAAAAGTAAAACCCGTAACAAACATTAGCTTCAAAAACTTAAATATCATTGATGAAAAAATTATCACTTCTGATAAAGATGTGACACATACTCATTCAGATGACCTTACGTTCGTGTCGGGCATATCTATTCAGTATGGTGTGGATGTTACCTTTGATAGAGTATGCGGGTTTAATACAAAACTACCAGTACTTTTTTTGAATCATTTGAATCGTGTCACTGTTAGCAACGGTTACATTGATTCCGCAGCAGTCGTCGGACCTGGAGAAGGATATTATACTCAATTTAATTATTGTAACAACATAGTTTTTGCAGATAGCCACGCGGTTAACGCTCGTCATCTAGTAGACTTCACAGGATCGTCATATGCAAAGGTTACTAAATCTTCTGGGAGAAAGATGTACTCCATGACGTTTCAACTTCATGGAGCCTATGAGCATCATATATCCTATGATAATACGTCAGGAACATTTAATGCGGATAGTGGAACATCTTTTGGGAATGCTAATAGTTATATCAGTTTTATTAATCATCAAGGATGGATAACTTCTAATGGATATACATCAAATTATTATATTTCTGACTCTGATGTTAAATTAATTCGTGCTTTTACAAGTATAATTGTCAATTCTTCCAAAGTATTGTTGGACTTAGGAGACCAAAAAAATCCTCCTTATATACCAGATATGCGCACTGACGAAAATAAAAAGATGGTTTTTAATCAATGCGATATTGATTTTATGTCGGTTGGTCAGTCCGCAGTAATAGCCAATTATGATGAATATGAATTCAACGAATCTGCTTTACGGGCTAAAAAAGCATCAAAAGATTTAACAATAGACGGTGGTATGCTAATAGATTTTTTGAATGTAAAAAAGATTATTTTTAATCGCAATAAGGAAATATCTAGATTAAAAATAAGAATAAAATCAGATGTTAAGACCAAAATAAATTTTGATTTTTTCGAGAATGATATGAGTTGTTCTGCTGCCACATACCACATTTCGGCAAAAAATCTAACTCAATCTCTTTTAACGGCTAGATTATTTAATAATTCATTTGTTAATGATTACTCAGAAAGTAATAATGTTGATTTAATGAATTTGATTTCAGCAGACGGTAATAGTGATTCCATTCAAAATGTTATTATGATAGGAAATACAATAGATAGAGCAAACTTAGTATCTTCTCGTAGTAATGACAATGATGCGTATATATCCGAAAATAATATTTTAAGAAATTGTAATCGTATAATAGGTGCGGATATAAAGCATCAACATGTCGAGGATGTTGTAATTTAATACTTGTAGGTTAGGGAGGTGAATGAATGCAAATGCCACATGATTTGTTGAGTTGGCTAAGTGTGGGGTCTATTCTTCTGGGTGGTTTGTGGTGGGTATTGAAGAATACCATTGTGAACTCAATTAATGGATTGAGAACGGATATAGCCAGCTTAAAAGATGAGCTAAAAATATCTAATAGTATCACGGATAACCATGAGATACGGCTCACTAAATTGGAAACGTGGAAACACGATAAATGGGAGGTTTGAAAATTGAATAAATTAAAACGATGGGTAGTCGCTTCAATTGGAGCGGTTGCCTTTTTTGGTGCAATGATTACAGCTGTGTCAGCCAATACTAATGGTATTGATGTTGCCAGTTATCAAGGTGATACAACAAGTTATTTCAATTCGTTTAAGCAAGTTGGCGATAACTTCACTATGGTTAAGCTAGGCGGACGTGGAGGTGGTGAGGGAAGCCATTATGTGAATCAAAAAGCCTATGCACAAATTCATAACGCTGATGCCGTTGGTATGCAAACGGGTGGTTATTTCTGGGGTGAGTTCGGTGATTCAGTGAGTGAAGCAAGTTATCATGCACAATTAGCTGTACAAGACGCACAAAACGCTGGATTAGCTAAAGGCAGTTACATCGCATTAGATTATGAAGCAGGGGCTGGTTATAACAAGGCTAACAACACCACAGCCATTCTGACGTTCATGGATCAGATTTACGCTGCTGGTTATAAGCCAATGCTTTATTCTGGTACTTATTATGTGAATGCAAACATTGATTTGAACCGTATCAACGCACGTTATCCAAACGCTTTGTGGTTAGCTTGGTACTCGACCACTGCGCATCAAGCAACGCCACCTATGCAATACTTCCCAAACTATTCTAACGTGAAGATTTGGCAGTATGCAGACAATCACTACGGCGTTGATGGTAACGTGATGGTGGTTGGCTCAATAGATAACGATAAGCCAGCAGAGAAAACAGCTTCAAAGCCATCACGGTCAACGAACACACCAAGCACACCAACTAAGACACGTTATGCAACCTTTAGTGGTGTCTACGTGGCTGATTACTGGACTAAGTACAACAACAAAATGTATGGTGTCAACATTGATATGAGTATTCCAGTGATTGATTACAACAACTATATTCCTATTTCAGCCATGACTTTGACTGATAGATACGGTCATAAGCTGCGTAATCAATACATTCAAGGTAACAACGGACGTATGGAGTACTTTACTTTGAACGGTAAGTACAAAGTTATTTCGCAAACCGCTACAACAATCAACGTTGAAATTGGTGGTGAGCCAGTTTCGATGATGAAGTCGTTTGCAACAATCAAATAAGGAGATCACATGCAAGTAAATAGTATTTCAGATGTTATTATCGCAATCGCTTTGGCGGCTATTCCAATTATTGGTGGTTGGATTGGTAAAGTCATTACTGGTAATAGCAAAGCCACAACGTTGATTAACGTTCTATCACCACTTGCTAAGGCTGCAATCGTAGCTATGCAAAAGTTAGGTGTGACTCAATATTTAGAGGGCGAAGCGAAGAAGTCTGGTGCCGTTGATATCGTCAAGCAAGCGTTATCGGCGCTAGGGTTATCAGACACTGATGAAACACTAATCAAGAACGCTATTGAAAAAGAATACGCTGTATTGATTAATGAGTTGAATCAGACTTATCCTCAAATTACAGAAGAACAAGTTAAGGCACAAGAACAAGCTGAACAACAGCAAAGTGAATTGGCTAAGGCTGATGAATTAGCCAAAGCACAACAGGTATTAGCTGATGCACAAGTAAAGGTTAACACCTTACAAAATTGAATATACTAAAAAACTGCCCGACTGGATTATTTCTGGTTGGGTGTTTTTTAATTTTGGTGATATAATTAATCGAAAGTGATAGAAAGGACTTAAAATGGATAATCGTAATTATAGCTGGGATCCAAATGCTGTAGCTAACTATATAGTTGACTACGCTAATGAGAATGGTAAAACATTAACCAATCTTAAGTTACAAAAAGTTCTCTACTTTTTGCAGGCAGCCTTCTTAGTAGAACATGACTCTACTTTGATGGACATTAAATTTTCGAGATGGCAATACGGACCAGTTTCCCGAGATGTCTATTACAATTTTAATGATCGCGGAGCTTTACCAATCAAAGAAAAAACAGCCGTGTTAAACATGGAGAATTTTTCTTTTTCTGTACCAACTTTAGGGAAAGTTCCTAACGATGTTGAAAGAGACTTGAATCGGTACATTGATTCGTTACTTGCCTTTTCAGCAAGCGACCTAGTAAAAGCAACTCATAGTCAAGCACTATGGGCTGATTACCAAGATGATATAGCCAAACATATGGCACCCGAATATACAGACGAGGAAATTAGAAATTATTTCAATACTCATAAAGAAGATAGAATATGGATATAAATACAAAAACAGTTAAATATGTCAATAATCTATTTGAACAGATGCTGGTTTATGACGATACGAAAGAAATAGAAAATGAAAGATTAAAAAATGCGTTAACTGGAATTAAGAAGATTAGTAATAATTTTCATTCAGCAGTCGGAATCGTTATTTATCAATTAAACGATGAAAAGTGTTCTCTGATTGGTAAAATGTTCATTAAGGAAGAGGCTACGTTTGATTTTTTGTTAAATTCATATGAACTGGAAGATCCAGCATATTTGAAATTCCGTGATTCGGTTATTTTATCATTAGCCCAAAGGCAATATATAAATGAATCAAACCAAAAAGCAGAAAAATCTTCAAAGCGTGTGCTAAAAAACTTGAAAAAAATAAAATCAACAAAAACGGGAATATATAGTGATTTAATTGCCATATTGGGAATATTTACGGCCATAACTTTCGCAACTTTCGGGGCTACGTCTATGCCGTCGTCTGTTTTCTCGCATGTTAGTAATGTGACGGTTTCGAATTTAGGATTTATATTCATAACAGCTGGAGTTTATCTAGTTTGTTTATATGCTTTAATAGCGGTCATGTTCGTTGGGATACACAAAATAATTCATAGTGAAGATATTAATAAACATAATGGTAAATATGATTACCATTTTTCTGAAAATGTTACTGCACCGATTGTTTTGTTTTCATTATTTCTCATTATTTTTGGTTTTGTAATCATTACCATAAACTAGTAAAAAAATAAAAATTTGCCCTCAATCCGCACAAGTGATACCATTAAATAGCCCAACAAACACGGTCGTAAGTATACATTACCGTTTGTCGGGTTTTTATTTGCTATTCTGAGTGAATGATGTTAGTGTTAAGGAGTAATAAAGTTTTTGATTTTGATTTGTTTTTTTCGGAGGACTCTCAGTACCAATTATTTATAATTACAAATAAATTGGTGATTGCACCAAAGGAGAAACATATAATGGAAACAGGAACGGTAAAGTGGTTTAATGGCGATAAGGGTTTCGGGTTCATCACACGTGAAAACGGTGATGATGTCTTCGCTCACTTCTCAGCTATTCAAGGTGATGGCTTCAAGACACTTGATGAAGGTCAGTCAGTGACTTTCGGTGTTGAAAAGGGCGATCGTGGATTGCAAGCTGTTAATATCGTTAAAGCTTAATAAAATATAAAAGCTCACTCAGGTGGGCTTTTTTTATTTGCAAAAAAGAACAAGCGTTCGTATAATGTCATAGAGGTGACATTATGAACTACGACGACAAACTAATCGAAGAAATCAAGAAGCGATTCACTAAACAGAAGAACACCCTGTATTGGGTGCGCATCGTGTATCAAAAATATTCCAAGCAGTTAAATGTGTTCTTTGAATACGCCAAAATAGGTATGGCCACACACTCTGAACAAATAGGTAGGTACGTTGAGTCTGAAAAGGATCGTATGCCTGAATTAGCTAAACGTATCAAGGAAGAGACAAACGTAAATGTAGAACTTGGCGATTTTTCACAATAATTAAAAGTGTTGCTTATATTCATTCTATCCTGTACAATAATCAGGTAATTAAATTGGAAAAGTAATTACACGGCCTAGTAGGATTCCGAGACTGATGTTACACCTACTAGGTTTTTATTTACAGAAAAAGCGGAGGACTAGTAATGAGTAACAATAAAAAATTAGCCGAAACAAAACAAACAGTAAAGAAAGTAGCAAAAGCTACTAAAGATAACACTAAAAAGGTTGTTAAAAACTCTGTCCATGATTTGAAACATGGTGCCTCTGGTATCAAACCTAAAAAATAACACAAAGCAGACGCTTTTGTCTGTTTTTTTAATTTGCAGTTACTAGTATTTGTATAGTACAATTTAATCATACCTAGCAGGGTTCAATTTATTTTCTGTAAACACTCACCCCCAATGTAGAATTATTTGTTTAAGGACACCCTGTTAGGTTTTTATTGTACACAATTATTCCAAATTTATATAAAAATAATGCACATAGTTGTGATATTATAATAGCTATGGGGAATGAATTTTAAGATAAGTTCATCAAATGAAACTCGTTAAAAAGCCGGCTAGAAATTAATCTAGTCGGTTTTTTATTTGGGGAAAATTTGGGGAAACAGTAACAAATATCTAGCTGATTATGAAGCAATATGTTTATTAACAATGCCTGTACAACAGTGTCGAAACGCCTTCAAACATACTTATATAGTAGCCGTTAAGTAATTAATACCCTTAATATTATCCAGATAAATTAAGAGCAAGCTCAACATGGGCTTGCTCTTTTTCCTTTTGGCACGGTATATCAAAAA